TTACTAGGTTAGGCCCGTTTAAGTAAAAACTTCCGATAGTTCCCATTAGATATGATTATGTGCAATCGCACTCTGTTATTGTAAAATTAACTCCTGTTGTTGGTCCTGAAACAATAGTTATAGCTCCCTCCGAACAAAGGGTAGTACTGTTATTAGCTCCTAAAGTAATATTTGTATTTACGCCCCCACAAATTGTATAATTTAAAACTACTTGAGAAGATGTAGTGTTATTTATTAACCACTCTGTACATTTCCCAACCCCACATGTACATACACAACAAGCATCTGCTGCACTTATAGCGCTGCTACATAAATCTACTCCCGTAGGTGTTGAGTAGTTCCAAACAAGGTAGAGGTAGTCATTATTATTTGTTGAGGGCATCGGGAAGTTAGCCGAGAAAGTAGGCGTAGTTCCCGTAGGGGTAAGGGTCACAATAGCCGGGTCAGCAAGTAAGCCTGCAATCCCTACTGCAGTATTTGCATATTCAGTAGTGCTATTTAGCCATAAAAATTTATCTGTAGCTACGTTTAAATCGTAATCATCTGTCGATTGCTTATCCGAAATTATATATACCGTAGCTCCCTGAGCAGGTATAATCCCCGCTCCCTGAGGTCCTGTTATCTCAGAATATTGAGAGACTACATTAGCATCTGTAGAAGTTAAAAATGAAACTTGATTCGAGTGGGTAGGAGAAGAAAATTGCCCATCTATCCAACGATATTGATTATGAATTGATTTACCTTCATCAGAATTATTTGTTAGAGTAACTAAAATAATATTAATGGTATCTGCTGCAGGACACGCTACTGAAAAATTAACCAAAGCAGTATCGGATGATGAAGGAACGGAGAATACAACATCCAACTGTTCGTCTGAAACAGAGTTTTTTACAATCGTTACAGTACCTGCAGCGCTAAAAGGCCCATGAACAGTCGTAACACTATTATAAATAGTAGTAAAAGAAAAAGTGTCGCTTACAACGGGAGCAGGCCAAGAGATTATTACATCTCCTACTGTAGCTCCAAGGTTATAACACACGCTTACGTTCTTACCATGTATAGAATACGTTTGGGTTACTCCACACTTTATGCATGATATCTCTTCAGGTATAGTAGTAAGGTTATTTCCAAGAACATACTCGTTCATATATGGGTCATACCCTCCAAGTTTTTGAGAAGTAAAGTTTGAGATAAACATATCCCTAAACCAACTTCTCATACCTGCTTCGGATATTACTACAAGAGATTCAGAAGGACCACTTCCCGTGAGTTGTATAACAACCCCTCTTTTGGCATCCGTAAAGTATTTAGACGGCCCCCATTGAGCAAAACTCTCAGGGTTATTACTTATACCAAACTCTTCTGCTCTAGCTATCTGTGTACCTAAAATCTCAGGTATAGAAGCTACTACCCCTCCTCCTACAGAGTCTGAGATAAGGTTCTTACTTGCAAGGACATACGATATCTTATCCTCTTGAAGGACAAGGATATTGGTGTCTTGAGCAAACATCTTCTCAATAGGACCGAAAGACTCTTCTAAAGGTTTATAGTTAGCGAGACCAAGGTTAAACTCATTCAACTTATTTAAGTTAAACTCATTGTTAAAGACTCCACTATATGTCATATCTGCATATCGGTCTGCTCTCTTAAAATCTTGGGCGGCTACTGTGGTAACTCTATTCCCAAGAGCGAGAGCTCGCCCTGACATGGAGTCACGAATCTTATAGCTCTCTACTCCGTTTCCGAAAGCAAAACAATTAAAGAAAGCGGTATCTATTATTGCGGGTTGAGCGGCTGTCTGAGTCTGTACATTCCCATCATGATATCCTGAGGCATCAATAGAGTACGATTCAGATGACTCATACCATACATCAGGCAAAGCATCTACAGGCTCTGTTTCAAAAACGATAGTATTCTCTGCTCTTATAACAGTAATAGTGCTCTTAAGGCATGACTTTTTCTTATTATTAGACCCACAAGCTCTAGTACCTGTAATAGCTAACCTTATTTCAAAAGTAGCCGGATTCATATACCACCTATAGTAGTTAGTGTTTAATGCGGGTGTGATGCCATAGAAGTCCGTAGTAGGAACCGTTGAGGTAACGGTGGCTGTAGGAGTCATATATTCATTCTCAATATCATCTCCATCCCCTCCTACAAATGCGTCTCCGTCATTAATAGTCTCCCCTATATTATCCCCATTCCACCAATCAATTATATTTCCATAAGTAGAACTAGATATATATGTTTCATCAAATTTATATGTTCTTCTTTCACAAGCTCCATCTCCATTTCCGGTTCCTTTTCTTTCAAAATCAAATTCAAGACGTATACTACTACCCACAGGGATATTATTAATAGGATACTGTCCGGAGGAGTTAGGTACAGAAGTATTATAAGAGAAGTTGTTAGCAGATTTAACATAATCAGGCTCCCAATCTGAACCATTACCGTAAGAACATGCCTTTGGTTGCACTGAAACAAGCGCAGAGTTTTCTGTTAAAGAGCTATTAAATGCAGAGCTTCTTATCTGCATATATACTCCTTGAGGGACTGAAATATCTGCACCTGTAGAGTCTGTAGGTACAATAAAATCTTGTTCTTGAGCTTTTTTCTCAAGGACAGTTGCATATGTGCACTTACTTAAAGCTCCGTCTACATCTCTTTTTACAATAAGCCTATCTCCCTCCTCTACTTTAGCAGCATTCTCTCCTTGAAGTAAGAAGTAATCAGTTGCCGTTACTGTATCATAGAAGAATAGACTTGTATAAACTGTATTGTATGACGTTTCATCAGGTTTAATAACAAATTTATATCTCTTAGCGAAATCAGGAGCTACCTGCGTTGTTGGTATAGTAACCTTAATTTGATTTTTATTGGAAGAGTTGCTGCAACCAAAATGGACGGTGTTATCACGGCTTACTAAAGCTGTAGTGGCACGATTGAACTCATCCATATACACTATACCTATTTCATATCCTCGGTTGCTGTGAAGGCTCCTAGGGCTCCCAAGAGCTGAAAAGGTAATTGAGATAGGGCTGACTTCATAGTACTCAAATATAAAAATACCGGGATTTAAAACATCGTAAACAAACTGCATAGCAGGAAACTGAAAGCTAATAATGTTACTTCCATTTACATGAGTAGTTAGAACAGGTTCATCAAAATCAGTTATACCACTTGCATACTTATACATCGGAGTTGGGATTCCTCCCTGCAAACTTTCAGGTATAGTACAATTGAAAAGGTCTGTTAAAGTAATCCCATCACAAGAAGTATCTCCTGATGCAGCATATACAGGAAGTATTTCTCCTGCAAGACCTATCTTAGATTGGAAGTCAACGCTTGCAAAGAGTTCAGATACCGAGTTATAATCTTGAGTAAGGGTATACAGAAAGTTTAACAGCCTGTCTGTAGAAACTTCAGTAGGAGAGTTTGTAACGCCACTTGCATTTGCAAAACTAGAATGAGTAAAAGAAAGTGAAAGGTCTATAGTAGCTCCCGTTTTCAAACTACCCACTGCGTTGGTAAGGTCAAGATTTAACTTTGAGTTGTTTATATCCTGAATAGAAGCCCAAGTATACTGAGAAGTTGAGCGTGTATAACCAAGTTCTTCAAATCCAATCGGGACACTAATAGGGTCTGTACGATAGTTAAATTGAGTGGGAGAGCCATTTCTCTTTAAATCCCATCCATCTACATAGTTTCCGTACATAAGCCTGTTACCCATAACGGTTTGCGCTTTAGCTAAAAGAGGGACGTTATCATACAGTCGGAGTATCTCAGAAGAAGGGAGTACAGTAAATATTTTGCTGTTAGAAAATAAAACTGTATCAAATTCATTACTCGGAACACCATCATTCGCTTTATCTATCTTCTCGATAACTTTGATAATATCACTAGTCATCTCCTTAAATAGAAGGTCTATACCAACTACTAAAGGACCTCCGGTTCGATAGGTTATTTGGCAAGCATTTGTAGAGTTTACCATTCCTTCATTTAAGTAAGACTCGTTGCTTAAATAATATTGGTCAGGCACAAAAGAAGGGGCAGAAAACTGTGATATAGCAGAGTACTCATTGTCCTCATATTTATACCTATACGCAAAAGAAAGAAGGCGGTCTTCTAAAAAGTTATCTTCTCCTTGAATGTTAACAGTAACGATAGTAGGTGCATCAATAGGAGGTGCTTTTACAACAAGGATATCCTCAGCAGAAAACCCATCTATGTTAGATGCAGGGTCAGCATAGTTTTTATTAACGTTTATCCTCCTAGGTTGGTTTAAATCGTCAGTGAAAAATAACAGGTTATCTATTAAATTAATCCCTGTAATAAGATATGTCTTAGAGAAATTAAGAGTAGTGTTAACACCTCCTCCATCGTTAATACTAATAACGTGATAGGTAAGTGTTAAAGTTGTGGTATTGTAAGAAACAATAAGGTCCAACTTCCCTGTGGCTCCTACAGTAAAACTTTCATCATGGATAAACCAATACATAGTCTCTTGCTCTCCGTCAGCAAAAGCGCCTATACATGTAGCGTCATCGCTTAAAGGTGTTCCGTCTATATACTCAAGAGTAGTAAGCCTGTTATTACCCTTAGAGTTTTCTACAGACCCAACTTCCGAAGCCTCAGTAGAACCAAGTCGGATATTTAAAGCATCAATATATTCTCCGTCCGGGATAAGTCTCTCATCCACGACTTTGTTCATGCGACCCGCAATGAAATTCCTTATAGTATTTGCCATATTACTTTAACCATTTGTCTTTGCCACGCATGTTCATTAACAAACGGCCCGGATGAATATTACTTAGACGAATTTTAGCATTGCGAAGTAACGCAGCTTTCTCTTTGCGTGCTCGCGATACAATATACTCTTGAACACCTAACTTAGAGTTAAGTATAGAGTAGCGAATATAAGCATATACAAATTCCTCAAACAGTTTGTTAATAGTTACACTAGCGTCATTTCCGTTCTCCATACCATCAGACACGTACTCAAGCGTTACCAATTTATTGTTCATACCTGAACTAAAATTAATTACACCTCCCTTTTTATCTATAGAAAAAGTAGGGTTAACATTTGCCGTTTCAGTATTTAATCCAAATCTTGCACCTATTCCATAAGAGAAATACCAATTACCTTCAAATTCCCATCCTTCCGTTCCGTTGTAAGGACTATTAGAATTAAGGTATATACTTCTTTTACCTCCTGTAATACGCTGATAAGACATATCAGAGAACTCAGGTTTTAAAACATTTCCATCTTGGTCAAATAAAATCTTTGAAGCATTGTCTTGTATATAAGCATTGCTCCAATTGGTTTGGATATTTTCCGTTAAAGGAAATAACAAGCCGTCTCTATACTCTGAAATACGAACCCAATTAACGTAGTCCTGAGGGAGGATATACCTCAAAGCCTCACCTACGGATAGCTCAAGGATTTTAACCTCTTTAAAGGCATCGTAATTGAGCTCCATGATAGCTCTCTTAGCATGGAAGAGAACTTTAAATCTGTCTTCGTTATTTACAAGAGAGTGGTTTCCACTGTAAATCAACATAAAGTTGTTTACAATATCCGAGAGAGAGACGAATTGATACGACCCCCAATTTTCATTAGTAGGCATAGCACCTTCATTCTCGTAATAACTATAATCTGTGATATACGGCATTATGCTTGTTGTTGAAGGTTTTTAGTTTCTTCAGTCTGTGCGTATGTATACACATCCATCTCTCGAATAGATATACCGCACATCTGTAAGATTAAATTTACTAACTGTGGTTCATCATCAATAGGAATCTCAAAGTCTTGGAAGTCAGCTTGACTATCGTCAAACACAGGCTCTCCTCCTGTAATTACAGAATATGTCCAATTGGGGTCAAAAGGATAGCGGATATATTGCGCTTGAACTTGATTAGCTGCATTAATAGTAGCAGGGAAAACAGTTAAAAGATTACCTTCAATAGTATAAGCAGGAAAAACTGTAGTAGGTGCTAGTAACATAGAGTTATTTAGCATAGTGATTTTACTATGTGTAACAGCCTCTGCCTCTCCTGTAAATACCGAAGCAGCGGTAAAGCATAAGACTTTGTTTAAAAGGTAGAAGTCATCTGAAGTAGTTGCTATAGAAGGAAGGTTATATACATTAGTTCCCGGAGTAACAATAGATAAATTATTTGTAACAGAGAAGATATCTATAGACTCTGAGATACCCTTAGAAGCATCAGCATACTCAGTGCCTGACATACGTGCATTCTCTTTGTTTAAAGCGTTATTGTAGTCTGAGAAATAGTTCTCAAAAATTGTAAGCTGTGCTTGTTTAGCAAACAAGTTAAAGTCTGCCGGAGATATATACCCATAATTATTCTTATTGAGTACGGACAAGACTGTGTTTCTAACGGAATTTATCATGAGTAAACCTTTCCTCAAAGATAGACAAAAAAAAAGAGCCACTAATAGCAGCTCCTTTCTAATATGTATTGTCAGTAAGTACTCTTAAAATGCAGTAACTGCAACATCATCAACCTCTTCTCCCATAGGGACAGCTACATCCCATACAGGTCGTGTCCAACTTGTTTGAGCAGCTTGTACACATGCAGCTTGGATAGCTGAAACCATGGCAAAAGTAAAATTAGCGCTGTTAGTAACAGAGTAGTGATAGGTAGCGTCATCAGAGCTATAAATTTTAACCTCACTTGCGGTTGCAAGTTCAGCGAATAATCCTTGGCCTACAGGTATTAGCGCTTGCTTAGAAGCGCCTGTTTGTATACGAATATATTTTATCATGGGAATACAGTTAATGCGATTGAAGTTACGACAACTCCTGAAGGTATTTGAACTTCAACTTCAGAGTTTTGCCAAGTAGTTGCAGAAGCTCTTTCTAAAGCTGTGTTAATGTTTACAAGCAATACTGCTGTATCTGCATTACTTCCTGTTGTTACCAATTTGTAGTGATACAGAAAAGCATTTTGGTTATAAAGCCTTGTTTCTGTTGCATCTACCTTATCCGCAAATAAGCCACTCCCGACGGGAACGTTATGAACACCTGCGGCAGTGTTAAATTTAAGGTACTTTTGCATCTTTAAAAAATTAGATGATTAATAAAAACCAAATATACGCATAAAAAAAGGGACGCAAATTGCGTCCCCTTTAGTTCTATATGTAGTAAACCTATAGGTAAGACTCAAGAGCCTTTAAAGCTTCTACACCTTCATCGGTAATAAAGTATGACTCACATGCCGTCAAAGACTCTTCTCCGAAAGGAATGGTAAGCATTTTCTTTTTGCTTGCTGCGGTATTAAACCACACCTCAGACTTATTACGTCTATAAGTTAAAAGAGATTTGCTAAAGAAATTTTGGATATTAGACTGCAACTTTAGATGCGGGTCATTAACAATTTCTAAAAACCTCTGTGGGTCATGGCGAGCCTGAATTAAAAGGTCTCTACGTAACTCAGATGTAGTTAATGTAGATGGGTCTATACCATACATTACACGGGCTACATTTTCTGATTGCTCAATACTTAATGCACGGCACTCAATTAAAGCGTCTACTTCATAGTTTAAAGTTTCCATCTCTTTAGCAGCATCGCGCTCAAGATTAATCTCCACGAATCTACCTCCATTTAAAGGATGAAGATGTAGGAACTTTTGTAAAGCAGGGTTGTTTTCAGGTACGGTTAGCATGCCATCAATAAAAACAATAGGTTCCACTACTACGTGTCCGTCTTGTTCATCTACATAGATAGATTGTTGGTTGGCTGCATAACGAATCTCTCTATTAACTTTTTTGACATCGTCAAACTTAAGCATAGGTTGTCGTTTGTTTCCTCCGGGACTAATGTAGGTGGAGAGAGGGGCTGCATTATTTGTTAATTTATAAGCCCTAGTTTTTGAAACTGATTTGTTTTTCATAAAGATTAGATTAAAATTAAAAAAAATAAAAGGACGAGGGTTTGAACCCTCGTCCCATTATCATATATATATTATTGCTCGAAGATAAAGAAGTTATTCGCTCCTAAAGTGCATACTGCACGCTCAGAAAGGAAATGAACTTCCATAGCATCAAGCCCGCTGTTAGACGCTCCTCCTGCAGAACCTGTAATCCAAGTCTTGTAACGACGGTCTTCAGTCTCAGACGCACGGTAACGCACGTGTAAGAATGGACGCTTCGCGTTCTTTCCTAAGATTTGGTCATACACAGAAGTTGAACCTGCAGGTACTAAAAGACCATCAATAGTCCCGCTTGCTGCTGCTCCATTCAATCCACCACGCATAGTTGGGTCGTTGAGGTATTTCCAATCAGACTTGTAGAAGTCATATCCACGACGGAATCCTGTGAATCCGAGGTTTAATGCCATCTCCTTATCGTTATCGAATAGACCATATGAAGTACCACCTGCTCCGTAAGAGTTTTGTGCAGCTAACATATCGTCAATTTGGAATCCGAAGTTACGGTTAACAAAGACAACGTTCTCTTCAATAGCTCCTTGCTTGTCAAGTCTGCTTATGATAGAATCCCATCCCGCTAAATCTACCGGAGGGCCTCCTGTCCAAACGTTTCCACGCTGATTAACTACGTAGAATACACCTTCAGAACCTTTGTTTCCAACAGATGTAGTCGCAGTAAGAGCAGCTACTCCTGAACCTACTTCAGCAGGAACGGCTTCAATCATTGCAGTCTCCAAGTAATCGTCGAAACGAAGACGAGTCTCATGCTCAGACTTTAGGTACCATAGGTATCCATCAGCTCCATTCTCTGTAGTTACTTCTACCCATCCAATCTGTGCCATATCAGAACCTGATACTGCATACTTATCTTTAATGATAATAGGTGAGTTATTGAAGAATACATCGTCAGCTTCTAAAGAACCTTCCATAGCTACAGAACCTTTTCTGAACTCAGAACCGTAGATGAAGATAGTATACTGAGTTGCAACCGTTGTTGTAGTAATACCGTCTGCACGATAAAAAGCCACAACAATTGTGTTTGCTGTTGTATCTGTTACAATCGCCTTTAAAGACTGAGGCGTATTTGCTCCATCCTGAGACTGAATAAATACAGTCTGACCTTTACGGATAGCTTGAGTAGCTCCACCTGAAAGGGTAGGGTCAAAGTTGCTATTCGGGATAGTAAACGTAGCTACGTCTGAATTAGTAAGAACTGCAGTAGTACAGTTAGTATACTTGATATGTAAACGTCCTTGTTCTGCCCACTCGATGCGGTCAGAGTTAGAAGGCATCTCAGCTCCTACCATACGTAG